ACCTTAATGTCTCAACATATGGTCGTTGCTGGGTACAGAAGGTAGAGGTATGGGAACATGAAGGCAATAGTGCAATTTATGAAAAGACCTCTCCTGATCATGCCTGGAAAAGCTAATTTAATAGCCTATAATAACGTATGACTATTGATCCTAATAAAACTCTCTTTTTGAGTGACGACTTTGTATTTTACACTCTAGAAGGTGAAGGCCGCTATATCGGCTACCCTTCAGTGTTCATGAGATTGTCCATGTGTAATCTTACTTGCATTGGCTTCAAGAGTGAAGACGCGCCCTTTGGTTGTGATAGCTATATAAGCTGGTCTAAGAAAAACAAGATGACATTTGAAGAGATCGCACAATTTTTTGAAAAGAATGACTATCATACCCGTCTTAGAGAGGGCGCACTTCTCAAACTTACTGGTGGAGAGCCCTTTATTCAGCAAAAGAATTTAATAGAGTTTGTAAAGTTTATTCAAACTCGCTGGGACTTCGCTGATATGACTGATCCTCAGTCTATACAGAAGTCTATTCATAAACCGATGTTACGTATCGATTTTGAGACTAATGCTACTATTATGCCGGATATAGAGTGGGACAAGCTTGCTCCTACCTATACAACCTCTCCTAAGCTCTCTAATAACGGGGACGCTGCAGATAAGCGCTATAAGCCTGAGGTATTACGTCACCTTATTGAGCGTGAAGCATGCTTTAAGTTCGTCGCCCGTAAAGATTCAGACCTCGATGAGGTATTTGAAAAGTATATTAATAACCCTGAGGTAAATCTTCTTCGGGAGCTTGTATGGGTCATGCCAATGTGCGGCTCGCGTAAAGAACTTCTTGAAATTGGCCCTGCTGTTGCTGATATCTGTAAGAAGCACGGGTTAAAGTTTAGCAATCGTATGCACCTTCAAATTTGGGATAAGGCTTTAAAAGTATGAAACAAAAAATTACATTAACGCACGAAGACGAATGCACCACTACCTTTGCAGGTCATTGTGGCACCCCACGCAAGCTGGTAGTTGAGCTACCTGGGGATATAACGTTGCCCGAACTATTGGAACAGTTTGAACTTTTTATAAAAGGAGTTGGGTATTTTCCACCCGATAACGCCCATCTTGATTACGTTGATAACGATACTGATGAACCTAAGTCTACACCATAATGGAAAAGCTTAATAAAATCGGTATTATCGGTACTCAGTGCGTTGGCAAAACCACTCTTATTCAAGATATGAAGGAGAAGTGGCCGATGTTTTCCTCCCCTGATAAATCTTATAGAGACCTAATTAAGGAGAAAAAGCTTCCAATCAATAAAGAAGGCACCAAGGCTTCTCAGGAAGCAATTCTTAACTTCCTCGTAGATGAAGCTATGGCTAGTTACGGTAAAAAGAAAATGATCTTTGATCGTACCCCTATCGATAATTTAGTCTACTCACTTTGGCTATATGAAAAGGGTAAATCGGATATTAATGAAGCGTTTATTGATAAAACCGTTGACACTCTCCGCCAAGCGATTAAATTCTACTCAGTTATCTTTTATATCCCTTTTTGTGCAGAAAATGATGTATTGCTAACAAGTGCACCTAATAGAGATGTGGATCCAACCTATCGCTCCGAAATCGGTCACCTTTTTGAAGGGATTTATAAAGCTTGGGAGAAAACAGGTTCTCGTTTCTTTGATACGGATGATTGCCCTGCATTTATACCACTATATGGTAACCGTCAAGAGCGTATTGCATTAATGAGTATGTATATTAATGAAAAGGGGGATTTCTTCGGTGAAAATGATTCTCTAGTATCTGATTTTTTACAACAAGAATTTTTAAGAAAAAACTTGACTGGAGGGAAGTAAGTATACATTATACCCGTATGAACTTCAACAAACTCGCTAACACTTTAATCGAAAATAACGACCCCACTATGGCTAATGATGCCGATGCGGTATCAGTAGAAGGAGCGCGCGGCCGAGCCCCTAACCCAGAAATTGCTAAGCTTATTGCACAAGGAATGCCTTATTGGAAGGCTCGGGCTATGACTAAGAAAGGTCTTACCGGTGCCGCCAATGACCTAGCAGCTGCAGTTGACGGCCTCGAGCCGGACACTGCACCTTCTGGCGGTATTGATAATTCTGCATCCGCTCAAAAGACTCAAGTTGCTGTTGATGATTTTATCTCTAGTAACCCTGAAGCTACTCCAGAAGAAGTTGTTAATCATCTCGAGGCCCTTAATTCAGGTCCATTAACACTTAAAACCGGTTATGTTACGTCTCCTAAGGAAGTAATGAATATGATCGGAATTGCTAAAGGATCAGGGCCCGTAGATGTAGATGCTGATTTTCAACCAGATAGTAAAGAGCTAGCAAAGCAAAAAGCATATGCTAATATTGCAGCTGCTATGGCCCGTCGTGGTATGAAGACAGGTAATGCTGAAGAAGTGCTTGGTAAGCTTACAAAGGATAAGGTTAAACTTAAGACTAAATCATCAAAAGAAGATGATGACGAAGACGGCGAGGGAGAAGTTGACCCACACGTTTCCCACTATGTTGGTGCAATGAAAAAGAAACGTTTTGACGACACTGATGACGAGCCCGAGCAAGCCGAGCGGGACTAAGAATTAACCGAAGAATTTTTCGGTTAGTACGATAAACTTCATTCCCTTTTTAGCTGCATATTCAGTTGCAGCATTCCATTTGCATTGATTTTGATGATACATTAAGTTTTCATACAGAACAGTACTTTGCTTTTTCTTGTTAGATTGCACCGGGGGTTGAGTCTGCATAAACGGTTTTAACTCAATTAAATACTTTTGGGACACCCCGGTACTGTCTTTAATAGCAGCAATTAAGTCTATATAATATTTGTGTACTTTTTTATCGACATCATTGTAATACGGTACTACTATTGATTCACTTGCCCAAGCTGTTACGTTCGGATTATTATCAAAATGATAAAAAAACTTTCTCTCTAGTAATGAGCGATAAGAAGGATTTGTGTTGCCTATATACTTCGACTTGTTGATAGGGCTATAAATTCCCTGAATGTACTTGTTATTTTTAGAGGCACACATATACTGTTAATTACTTACCTGTGCAGATATCTCAAAACTTAGTTATACGTACGTTTTTTCAGTACTGCAAACGACCGATGTTCAAAAAGAATGCCGGTACGTATAATTCCGAATGCCCGTATTGCCACGAAGGCTCTAGTGCCGGTAAAAAGAGACGCTTTTTTTATATGCCTGAAGAAGGGCTGGCATACTGTCACAACTGTAACGCGAGTAAGTCTGGAATAGACTTCGTTAAAGATGTATCCGGTATGACAATACCGGAAATTTTAGCAGAATCTGAACTACATACTGAATCCGTTGAAGACATTATTAAAAAATCGGTAGTATACAAGAAATATAACCCAAAGAGTCTACCTGATGATAGTATTAATTTGTTTGATGTTAACCAAGTGTCATTTTATAGAGAGAACCCTGTAGTAAAAGATGCTCTTGAGTTTATCCTTAAGAGACGATTAGATACAGCTATTAATAAACCAAGAGCATTGTGGTTAAGTCTAACTGACTATACCCATAAGAATAGAGTAGTGTTTCCGTTTTATACAATAGACGGCAGCTCTAAAATAGACTTTTATCAAACTCGTGCACTTTATAAACAAGATGAAGAGCGAGCTAAGTACCTCTCAAAGACTAATTCAGACAAAGGTATTTTTAACATAGATCGAGTTACTCCTGATATTGAGCACATCTTCTTACAAGAAGGCCCAATTGACGCTATGTTTTTACGTAACAGCGTAGCACTCGCGGGTATTAAACCTACGGATGATCAGCTAGAGAGTATTACTAATAATTTCCCCATGCATAAGGTTGCTTATGTACTAGACAATCAATGGGTAGATAAAACTTCATATAAGGTAACTAAAGATTTGCTAGATAGAGGCCATATAGTGTTTATCTGGCCTAAAGGTCTTGAGCGTTTTAAGGATCTCAACGATCTTTGTGTGCATTTAAAAAAAGACGAGATTAAACCTGAGTTTATTATAAAACACTTACACACAGGCATGAAAGGTCTGTTACAATTTTCTCAAATTAAAAATGCAAACTAAACTTGTAGCAATCACAAACCCTCAAATTAATACTTTAAGTCCGGAAGAGTTTATTGTATATATTGCGCGAGTTAGTAATCCGGCTAACCAAATGAATACGGAAACTGGACATAAGCTGCTCCGGTATCTTATTAAGCATAAGCATTACAGTCCGTTTGAGCATGTATCGTGCACGTTTGAAATTAAGACCTCTAGAGCCATTGCAGCTCAGATACTAAGACACCGCTCGTTTACATTTCAAGAGTTTAGTCAACGTTATGCCGAAGTAACTGAACTAGAAGATATTGAATGGCGCAAGCAAGGTAAAACTAACCGCCAAGTAGGAGATGAACCAATAGAACTTGAAGACCATCTTAAGCTTACCGTATTTAACCTACAAAAACTTATTAAGAGTACATATGATACTCTTATTCAGAATGGTATTGCTAAAGAGTGCGCGCGTATGATTCTGCCTCTTAATACACAGACTACTATTTATATGACTGGTTCATTGCGTAGCTGGATTCATTATCTAGATCTTCGCTGTGCGGTTGAGACTCAAAAAGAGCATAGAGATATAGCTGTAGACATAAAAAAACGTCTCGAGGTATTATTCCCCGAGACGTTCAAAGCTTTACAAGAGATTAACGCGGGCTAGTTGCGTCTTTTACTTTCTTTTCGGAAGTAATAACAACAGACTTGAGTACTTCTGCTAATCCGCGAAGGTTTTCTGCGAGTTTAGTAATACGCTTCTCTTCACGGCGCACAACACCACGGAATGGTACTGAGTTCTTTAATTCTAATTGATTGATTTGAGAGTTAAGACTTTCTGAGCCAGTACCATTCACGAATTCAGCCATTGTAACGAGCTTTTTAATCCATTCATGAGCTGCTTTAATACCGCCAACATCAACATCATGTTGTGGGTTATCGGCTACGTCAAAATCCTCTGGGTTAGTACCTTTGTCTAGAGACTTCTTCCAAGCTTCTGAGTCATCTGCTTCAGGAGCAGGCGCTGGATTTTCAGCCTCAGCTGACATTACACCTTGTATTAGAGCTTCTTTCATAGTTTTCTTTTTTTCCGCAACTTTGTTACCTAGGAGTAATTTATCGTTACCTTCTTTTTTAATACTTTTACCACCCATTTCATCTTTACCGAGCCGCCCGGCAATAACATCACCACGCGTTACTTTATCATAAGGCTTAGCATTGTTAGCTAAATTACCATCGTTTTTCTTTTTAGCGCCGCTTTTAACACCCTCGTTAAGGGATTTTAGAAATGAATTTGCAAACTTAGACATATGTACTATTATTTATCAAATCAACTTGAGTTTTCTCATCTATAAGTTAAAATACCTCTATGTCTAAAGCACTCGTAATACTTTCAGGTGGCATGGATAGCTCTATTTTGCTACATCATGTTGTAAAAGAACTTAAATATGAAGAGGTTTACGCTATCACCTTTAATTACGGGCAGCGTATTATAAGAGAGATTGAATGTGCTAAATACCAATCTAAAGCTTGCAACGTAAAAGAGCATAAGATCATTAATATGGATTTCTTTAGAGAGATCTCTACAATGTCTGCTTTAACTAATACTAACCTTGCTATTCCAAAAGCCCGAGATGATATCGGCAATGCACAGCCTTTAAGTTATGTTCCCTTCAGAAACCTATTACTACTTACGACAGCTGCTGGTTGGGCTGAAAGCATTGGCGCGAGCGATCTATACTACGGCGCTGTACAAACTGACGACTTCTCCGGTTATTGGGATACTACGTCTCTTTTTCTGAATAAGGTAAACGATGTTTATAATTTAAATCGTAAGAATTCAATTAAAGTCAATGCACCGTTCATGTCTTATTCTAAAGATCTTGTTGTTAAAAAAGGTATTGACCTACAAGTAGACTTTAGACAGACCCATACCTGTTATGAAGGTACCGATCCAGCATGCGGGGAGTGTGTATCGTGTTCAGCTCGTATTAAAGCCTTTATCGACAATAAGACCATTGATCCTATTGGATACTCCAAAGATATACCGTGGTCAAAGTATAGCTGCAAAGAACTTACATACCTTTAATATATGTGTGGTATAGCGGGATCTAATAACAAAGAGAGGGCGTTTACTCTCTATCAGAGTAACCTTAGCCGAGGTTACTATAGTTCTGGTGTGGTTATAGTTGACAATAACAGTCAGTGGTCGACATATAAACGAGAAGGTCAGTTCGAGCGCACTATTAATGGTTTTGACGAAGCGCAGTATTATCTTTATCACTCTCGAGGCCCTACTACCGAAACAAAAGAGTTTAACCCTATCAATAATCACCCGTTTTTCTATGGGGACTGGATTGTATCTCATAATGGTATTATTAGTAATTTTAAAGCTTTATGTGAGAAATACTTTCCTGGAGATAATTTTGAAGGCAAAACCGATAGCTGTATAATTCCGCGGTTACTTTCTATTAAGCCCACAATTACTGAAGCACTAGAAGAGCTTCAAGGCACTTTTGCTTTATGGATGTTTAATCACAATACCAAGCGTTGCTATATAACCCGTAATGCTAGTACTCTATTTGGGAATACATATACCGGGGATTTCTCATCTACCGCGTTTGATGGTAGTGTCACTCTTAAAGAGGGAGTAGTGTATTCTATTACCAACTATAAAACTATTATAGAAGAAGTTTCCTACCAGGCAAACTCTCCGTATTTTATACTGTAAGTATAGATATGGCCCGTACACCTACAGAAAGAAACACTGCAATTGACTACATCAACCGAGATATAGTTAACATTAAGACTGAGTTACAAAATTTAAGTAAACTCATTCGGGATGGCAACGGACAGCCTAGTTTAATGCAGCAAACTGCAACGCTAAGTAATGAGCTTGCCCATCTAGAACTAGAGTTTTCAAAAGAACTAGAAAATTTAAGAGCTAGTATAAATGCTTGCCGAGCATCTCACTTAGAGAAGGATAGACTATCTTGGCAGTTTAAAACAGCTGTTTGGGTTGCGCTTATTACTAGTGTAACAGGCGTTATTATACAGCTTTTAAATAACAAGTAGATTTATTAAGATAAACTGTTATACTCTTGTTATATGAAGGGTATACAATTTACAACAGAAGAGAAACAGCTAGTCATTGAGGCTTTACTATTTTCCAGTATAACAGACGTCTGTGCAGAGTGGACTCGTAAGCATGAGAAACAAATGGTTGATTTAGCTGCGAAGCTAAATGATACTGACACCAAGCTTGATAATATATATTTATTTGATGAGGGGGTACTCGATAACCCCAAACTTGCAGAATACACCAAACAGATGTTTCCTAATCTTCCCCGCAATAGTATTATTATTGACTAATGAAAACGTATTTGGGATTCTGTACCCAAAGCGGTACTAGTGATACTTTAAAAAGTAGATACGGAAAATACAGTATACTTAATAGTGAACAAATTTCTGAAGTTGATATAGTTTCACCGTTTTACGAAAACACCAAAAAGTTACCTGAACGCTACAATCAGTTAATTAAATCGTACAGATACGAAGATTGTGTACTTGTATTGACTCATGATGATCTAGTAATTACTGACAAAAATTGGATTAGTAAATTACATAAAGCCCTTGAAACGTACGACATAGTTGGTTTAGCTGGTGGAGCTGATGCTACTATTACCAAACCTTGTCTATGGCACATTATGTGTGCAAATCGTAGTGGTACTGTTACCCATGTAAACACTAGTAACAATAGCACGTTCAATACTCATTTTGGCAAAAACGGCCGAGTGCTTATTTTAGATGGTATCTTTTTAGCTTTTAATCCTAAAAAACTTTTTAACCAGGGTATAAAGTTTGATGAGAGCAATCCTTGCATTGCACACTTTTACGATATAGACTTTAGCTTAACCTGTAATAAAAATAAATTTAAACTCGGAACCATTAATATTGGAGCCACTCATTGCTCTCCTGGATTAAGAGAATACACTCAAGATTGGCTTAAAGGAGAAGCCTGGTTTTTAGACAAATATAACCGTGGAGAATACTAATTTTTACTTTATTATACACACAACATGATTATTAAAGATCAACAAAACTATGACGGCTCTTTTATTCACAAGCGATTTGCTTATAAGTATTTTCGTGATCGCACTTTACCTATCGGTAATATTGTTTCTTTCGTTGCACCCGTGGAGGTTACTCTCAATCTTATTGATCTTGAGGATTCACTCGAGAAAGATTATATCTATAGTGACTCTATGGTTAATTTCTGCTGGGAGATTCCTAACCTTGATCCCTTCGGAGCAGTTTGCTTTCAGCGTTTATTTAATACTACAATCGCCAATATTCTGCATAAGATAATTAACAAGCCTATCGAGATGAAAGGTGATGACATTATGGTACATGCTGAACATAATCAAGGCGGTATCGTACAGCAAAAAGGTAAAGCCTCAGTGAGTATTACCTATTCTAAAGAGAATGTAGCTATTGGTCATACCGGGGTCAATGTTTCAGCTGGTAAGCGGGCACCTGCCTTTGCTTATAGTACTAATCTCACACCCGAGCAAGCTGAGCAATTCCAGAAAGCTGTTATCGATCAATTCTATAGTATGGTAGACAATATCTTTATTGCTACCACTAAAGTTATTGTTTAATGTTTGATTACATTAATAAGGTCCTTTATAAAACTAAAGGACCTGATACGAGCAATATTAAGGAGAGTGACGAGTTTGTACCTTACATGGTACAACGTTGGTGCTCGATGCACTCTCCTCAAATTGCTACTCTCGTAAATTGTACGAGTAATAGAGTATGGTCTGCTCTCGGAGACAAAGAGATTTGGTTTAACTATATGCATGGAGTTATACCACAATGCAAATTTAAGCGTATTTCTTATATTAAAAAGAAGAAAGAGGCTGAGGTAGCAATAAAAAATAAAGACACTTTACTCAAGGTTGCAAATAGCCTTGAAATATCTTCCCGCGAGGTAAGTCAATACATAGAACAATTTAAACTAGAACTACCATATGAAAAAAAGACTGCAACATAAAATTGAAAGAGGCCTTTCACATTTAAGCAAAGAAGAACGTAACCAAGCACTTGATGCTAATGAAAACATTGAGCATGATAGTGTTAAAGGTATGGTAAAGCTTGAGGATTACACCAATAGTGATCTCAATCTTACTGGGTGGAAGCTAACTGGGGTACTTGATGATATTTTAATGTGTCAGTTTGTCGATATCAGCGCAGATGGTACTGAGATTTGCCGAGGCGGTATCTGGGTACCTATTCATACCGGTATGCAAGCATGGCGGGTAGGTAAGGTATTACTTGCAGGCCCGCGCGCTAAGGTAAAAGTTGGTCAACATGTTATATTTCCAAGTACGTTCGGATTGAAGGCTAACAACATAAATAATCTTAAGCACATCGTTTTTCTTAACGAAGACCGTATCTTTGGAGTTTGTGAGCCAGAATGAGAGTATCCCAATCAGCCCTTACAAAGTTGTTAGAAAAGAACGCCGTGGAACTTAGGTTTACACGGCGTCGTCCTATTGCGGGCTCTCCTCCTTCTAGAAGAATGCTTGCAACTAATGACGGTATGCTGCTAAATAGCGCAGCCGGTAAAACAGCCTTAAATTTCAGAACCGCAACCGGTAGACTTAAATTTAACCCGCAACAAAAGGGATTAGTTCTTACCTGGGATATCTTTATGCAAGACTATCGCTTAGTACCAGCTGAATCCGTTGATATTGTGAGCGTCATACCAACCACACCACCAGAAGAGTTCTGGAAGTATTTTAGTGAGGTACTAAGTAGAATGTCCGCCACTGATAAAGAACAGTTTATGGACAAATAAAATGCTACTCAATCTTGATAACTGTTTTAAAGAGCTTTTCCAAAAAGACGTCCAACTCACGCTTAAAAACAAGCCCTATAAAAAAGGTAAGTTAATTAATTTTAAGCTTTCAGGTTGTTACTTGTCGTTAATTATGTTAACGGAAAAAAAGAAAGAGACGTTCGAAATT